AGTGGCGCTTGTGTGAATATTTCTACCATTTTTTAACACCCTTCACTTGCGCGTCTATTCTCTCAATATTCGCATTTTCTTTTTTTATTCTTTCTTGGTTGTCTTTCTCTATTTTTAAAAGTTCATCAAAGGTTTCATTTCCCTTTAATTTAACACCATAGAAAGATTTTAACTTTTTTACCTCTTCATGATTTATCTTCATTTTTTACCTTTCTGTTGATTTGAAATATATCACTTGACAAGTATCTTGTCAATGGGATATTATAGGACTATGAAAGCAGAAAAAAAAGACGCGATTGAATACCTAAAAAAGAACCTAAAAAAAGGGGATACTTTATTTACAATGATTACTAAAGTTGCCCCGTCGGGTATGTCTAGACGTATTAAAGTTTTAGACATAAAAGACGGTAGTCCTAGTTATTGGTCTTATTATGTATCAAAAGCGCTAGGTTATAAATTAAAAGATGACGGCTCGTTATTGGTTCAAGGTTGTGGTATGGATATGGGGTTTCACGTTGTATATTCATTATCACAAACTTTATTCAATGATGGCTACGCATTAAAACAACGTTGGCTCTAGTAGCTTGAGCCCTGATCCAACTGGCTAGTCTTTTAAGCCAGTGATGCGCATCATTAAATCTGCGCCAGTTGGATCTGGGGTCAGGCTTAGTAGCCTGAGCCGTGAACCGTTAGTGTATGCATTTATGCGAAGGCCTTTAAAGTACTTTGCTGACGGTTCTCGGGTCAGGCATGTAGTCTGACCAAGCTTCTTGGTCTGTTTAGCAAGGGTAAGAAACGCGAATTGCGGGAGCAGAGAGAAGCCGTCATTTTTACCTTAGTTGACCCGTGAACCAACAAACTTGGTTCACGGGGCTTTTAAATTTTCAAACACCAACGCACAAGCGACAAAGTCACAAGCGATAGGTGTAGTTTTCATACCATAACGCACAAGCGACATGATTGATGAACCGTGGAACAAGGACAATGAAGAAGTTTTGAGGGTTCTCGGATCAAGGGTCTCGGCCATGATAAATGTATTCTTTGGGTGTCGTTTATGCCAAGCAATTTGATGAGGCGAAAATCTTATCTTGTTCCCTTTTACGACTTTTAATTCAACTGTAAAAAATACTCCATTAGAGTTGCAACATAAGCAATCTGGCATACCTAAAAGGCTTAAATTTTCTATTCTATTCCAAGAAATAGACGGGATATTTTTCTTTAATTTTTGGTATAATTTTCTTTCGGGTAGCATGGCTTTTTTAAGGCAACACTAACACAAAAAAGCCACAATCTAAAACCTTAAAAATAGCTATTGACTTATGGGATAATCTGGGATACAAACAACCTAACGAAAGGATAATATGAAACCAATAAGGAGCAACGAGCTTGAGTTCTGGGTCAATTATATTCGAGAAGAATTTAACGACAAGAAGTCAAGCATTGACACCGAGATATCAATGGAAGCGCAAAGGGTTGCGGATAAGAAGAAGCAATCGTTTCCGAAATTATGCGGTGTTGAAAAAGACTTGAAAAACTTGGAACAAGCCATAAAAAAGTATGAGGCTTTTGTTTCAAGCAAACAAGCAACAGAAAACAAACTACTATCTGAAAAACAAGCGATAGCCCAACAAATAGGGGTAAAGTTAAATAGGATAAGTAAGTCAAGGGGTTGGAAAGACCACCATGACAACAACATTAAATTTGGCGATACCTCGAAAGAGGACGTTGATTGGTTTGTTAGTCAGTTAGATGAAGTGTGTTATGATGAGGCTAAGAGACATGTTCGAAAAAATCACACCTTATACAATCAAATGAACGACTTGCAGAAAAATTGCAAAGTTATAGTTCATACGGGTAGTGATATTAATAGTACAGTTAAAACATTAAAAGATCAGATGAAAAAAGCTGATATTAATTTAGCTGTACCGCAAGAACTTTTAAGAATTGCTTGTAAATAACACACGCAATAGGGGTTATCCACACGGATAACCCCTTAAAATTAATCTTGACACAAATGACAATGTTGGAGTATAAGGGAGTATGAAAGCAAAAAAGAAAAATTGGACAAAAGAAGAAAACAAACTAGCTTATATGTTGGCTTGGGTGTGTTGTCATGTTGATGAAGACTGCCCTAGCGAATACCGAACGAGACATTTAAGACACCATTTAAAAGAGGCAATAGATTATTTAGAAAAGTCAGGTTGGTATGAGTACAACCAAAAAACAAACAAAGACAAAACATGAAAGCAAAAAAGAAAAATAATTATGTGTAAAATTGAAGGTTGCAGAGAGTGTGATGACGATTTTTATGATTGCAAATGTTGTGTGTGTGAAAAACCAATAAATGTTCATAAAGATTTTGAAGAACAATGCAATGAGTGTTTGGCTTATGAGGGTAGAGATGCTGAATATGACATTGATTATTCAGACAAAAGTAAGTTAAATAAATATCAATTAAAAATGGTGCAAGAATTTGAATTGGAAAGATAAAAGACTTAAAGAACTGCAAGACATGGTGGATAATGGTTGCCACCCAGAGTTGCTTATAGATGAATATAACGATATTCAAACCACAAGCGCAGACAGTTGGGAACAGTTTCTTGAACAACAAGAAGAACGAAAACTCAAATATCAACCACAATTAATACAACAATGGAGAAGTATCAAATGAATAGTGACCTACAAAAACAAATAGCTTTAATGAACGACCTATATGTGTCATCTTCAAGCTCTGGCAGATTATTCGCTATGAAAGAAGTAGTGAGAGACTTACAAACGATTGTAAATAAATCTGTGCAATCTGAAAATGATAAGTATGAGGGACAAAGTGTTATTAAAGCTATGCACAAAGTTGCAGAACTTATAGTAAGATATCAAAAAGAGATACACGAAGAAGAACAAGCGAACAACCAAAAGGTGTAATATGAAAAAAGATAAAGGTGAAAGTTTTCAAATGGAAATAGAACAATCATGTACTTTGTGTGATGGTACTGGTTTTGATTGTGATGAAAGATGTGATGATTGTGGTGGTAGTGGTGAAACAACATCACTTGCAGATTTTGAGTGGTGTGATGAAACTAATAATTATGTTTGCGATTGGTATGGTGAATATGATTTTGAGGAGGAAAACAATGACTAAATGGAACGCAATAACTTTATATGATAATGATGAAAGAACTTATTATAGACAAACTCTTTCATGGAGAGATGGTATTGAACAGTTAATATCAATGATGTACGAAAATGGTTGTGATGAAATGTATGAAGAAGCTGAGCTATTAGAAAAAGAATATAAAAAAGTTAAAAGATTAACAAAAAAAGAAATAGAAAGATTATTATCATTAACAGGTAATTGTCATCTTGATTACGAATTACATTAATTAGTCAATAGGAGGATAATATGAAAAATGCAAGTGAATTATATTTAAAAAAATTTGGAAAAGAAGAAGATTATACAAGTATAGATGCAACTGAATTAGAAACAATTATTAAACAAGAAACAAAAGAAAAATCAGATAAAATAGATTTAAATTTATTTTATGAAATGATTGAATATGCAAGTGAGATACCATACGAAGATGAAGATGAGCATTTAAACAAGTATTGGGAAAAATCAATTAATAGTTATTTAAAAAAGTTTTATCCAAAAGAAAAATATTATTATCTTTTTTCTAATGAACAAGCGAACAAACAAAAGGTGTAATATGGACGGTTCAATGGTATGGAAAATAAATTGTGCTACTAAACACGGAGTAGATACAATTTTGGTAAGAGGGGACAACAAGCCCACTAAAACCCAATTAAATAAATTATACACCAAGTTAAGAAAAGAATTTGGTATTTCTAAAGATGATGAAAGTTGCTATGTAGAGTTAGCGGGGTGTATTGATATAAGAGATATCCCATTTACAGAGGATTATTTAAAACGAGAGAGCTTATAAGTGAAATATCTACTAATAAATATAAAAGAAGTGGAGGAGTTAGTTAATTCCTATGAAAAGTGGTACAATACTTTTGATAAAGACGGATATAAATACGTTATTGAACAATTAAATTTTGATGACAAATATTATAATGATTTACTTTCATCACTTCATAATTTTGTAAAAGGTGGTGAATTTTACCCAATAAAAATAAAATGAGAACCTATAAATTCACAGGCAGTAAAGAGTTCGAAGTACAAGCGAGGAGTTTAAAGAAAGCTCTCCGTTCTGCCGAAACACAAGCGACAGGCGACAGGCGAATCACAGGCGAGTGGACGAACAAGCGAGGTAATCAAGTTGTTAAAGACTTTGACTTACCCATCAGGAGAAGAAAGAAAAAATAATTAATAATCTTTGATATATCCAGGTGGGAGTATTAGTTTCTCTTCTCGGTTTGGTTTCAATACAACACGAATAGAACTATCAAGCGGGTTATTACTCTCATGCACTTCAATACGTTTTATCTCTTCAAGATATCCTTTTCTTGTCATGATATAAATTTTAGCATCACTCACAGCATTACCACGCATGCCGTTTCTGCCCTCTGTAAACTTATCTAAATATTCTTGTAAGTGTTTGACGTACACTACATATCACCTTTGTTTCTATGCTCGTTGATAAAATCTTTACCCATGTTTCTTAGGCTACGGTTTTCAGACTTCAATGTATCCAACTGTATCAAATAAAATTCACACCTATCTTTTAGGTATTTAATTTCTTTTCTCAAATCAGCATTAAGGTTTTTATGCTCCACATTAACCTTTAATAGATCATGTATTCTTTCTTTTAATTGTTCACTCATGCTTGACATTATAGGAATGTTCCCTTAAAAAGTCAATATGGGAGTACCAAAAAGATTAACAGAAATGCAAAAGAGGTTCGCAGAATACATAGTATTCGGTGGACCAAACGGACCTGTATCTCAAACAGAAGCTGCGAAATTAGCAGGCTACAGCGAAAAGAGAGCAAGGTCTGAGGGATCAGAGTTATTGAACCCAAGATTATCACCACTTGTAGTGCAGTATGTAGATAAATTAAAACAAGAAAGATTAAAGAAGTTTGAAGTTAATTATGAAAATCATGTTGCAGAATTGGCTAGGATAAAAGAACAGGCGTTAAAGAAAGGTAGTTTCTCATCAGCCGTAAACGCAGAGACAAACAGAGGTAAAGCCGCAGGCTTGTACATAGATAGAAAGATTATTAAAACAGGTAAGTTAGATGACATGTCGTTAGAAGAGTTAGAGGCTAGAATGAAAAAGATAGAAGAGGACTACTCACAAATTATAGATGTGACTCCTGACACTAAAAAGATTACTGAGTAATTTTATCCATTGATATAATACAACCTACCGGAAATATATTTCTATCACTAAACACTTCTTCTTTCTCATCGTAAGAACTAAACGTCCACAAAAACTTTTTTGTTTTCTTATAAACATAAGCTTGAGTCACCATCTTTGCACATTCAAACTTATCAAACTCCTCTGGTGTGGCATGACCCGCATCACCACTGATGTCGATCCAACGGATAGCATAAAAGTAATATTTCTTCTTGCCTATCTTTGCATGTTTGTATCTCTTTTTTCTTTTTCTTGCCATAATCTTGCCATATTTAGGTTTGCGACACCTAATAGTATAAAATTTTTTATACATGCGCTAGAAGTAAAAAAAATATTTTGGTGTCGCAAAATCACTGTATATCACCTATAAGTATTGAAAACATTGACTAAATTGACCAAAATCAAGGTGTCGGCACCCCCTCGGCACCCCCTCGGCACCCCCTCGCAAAATCGCTTTAGGTGTCGCAAAATTAGTTCATTTTGGGTCAAATTACAAATGTTCATGGTCTGTTCCAAAAATGCGACCCCCTGCCGACACCCTGCCGACACCCTAGGTGTCGCAAAATCTTGCCTAATTTATGCCATATTTCCGCTTCAATATCGCCATCTTTGACTCTGCCGCCTCTATCTTAGCTAACAGTTTATCTATCTCTCCGGTGATATCTACATGCTCTGGAATAATTCTAGCTGTCGTTAAAAGGACTTGTATCTTTGCATCAGCATCAGCAATTTCAGCTTCATACCTTTGCAACATAGCCTTGTAAATTATTTCACGCGCCATAGTATGCCTGCTCCTTTTCATCTTTAATTAAATCATAATATTGATCTAATCTTTTTAAAAAATCATGTTTTGCTCTACGTAAATTAGCCCCGTCAATCTTAAATTCTTGGTAATATAGGTCAGGAGTACATACCATAATTACACATTGTTCAATACTAGAGCCATGAACTTGATCATGAGCCATGGCATATGCTCCGGCTTGCAATTTGTAATCTCCAATCCACTCCTCTTTCTTAGGTCTATTAGATTGCTTGAAGTCAATCACAGTTTCTTTACCATTGTGTATCCCAACAAGATCTGTAGAGCCCGCATATAGCCCCGGATAGTAAAGCGTGACCTCTGAGCCGAAATACTCTGAAACAGGAGCTAGACCCACCTCTATGACCTTCTGAGCCATACGTTTAGTCTCTTGTCCAAGTTCCGTTAGATCTTCATAACCTTTACCTATGACATAGTTTTCCAGATACTTATGCATAGCTGTTCCTCGTGTTGCTGATTGGTTCTTGATTCGTTCAGCTTCTGTTTTCCCTTTTCGCGCGATCCAATCTTTTAGAAATTGATCGTCTTTAGTTTTTCCAAGGATCGTGGTCACTGATGGAAGTCTATATCCGGCAACGTCATAGTTCCGTGTTCCATGATCCGTGAATCGTGTGCCTCCAATATAGGTATACTTATCGTTCTTCTTTATCATTTACGCTTTCGATGTCGGCCCATGTACCAATCACCAGGTTCATAGTTCCATCGTTTACCGTGATGTCCGCGTACATCCGCGTACCACATTCTAAGTCTTACTATTATCTTTTTTATCTTTAACATATTCAGGTCCAAATTTACTTATATTATTCAAAGGCGCAGAGTCGTGTATGTTTCCCGATACACTAATCCTCGTACAATCGGATTGAAACGGACTGACCCAATGTTTCAGCCATGCAGGAAAGATAAACATATCTCTCTCTTCAGGAAAATGAGACATGTAAGTTACAGCATCTCTCGGTCCTTCACCGTACATAAACTGTATACCTCCAGGTCCACAGCTCCTACCTTTATATTCTTTATTTTCTTTTTTCAACTCCTCCGGTATCTTCAAATAGATTACAAAGGATAACTTACCGTCATGATCGTGGGGTGGATTAAACTCATTCTTCTTCTGATAGTTTATCCAAAGAGCAGATAAAATATACTCAGGGGTCTTATCAAACTTTTTCTTCGTATATGCTTCAAAGGCTTGGTTATATAAACCTAACGCACTAGATACATAAGGTAATAAGATCTCTCTAGACTTATCCGTGTACCCTGTTTCTTTCTCTATCTGTCCTGCTAACTTGCCCGTATAATCTTCTTTATTGTTCTTTGCTTCTTCTAATAGTTTATTCTGAAAGTCCTCGTTTATTTTAAGTTTAATTACACACGGACCCCAGTTAAACATACTTATCGCTATTCTACTTTTATTCTGGTCTTTTGCCATATCCTGTCCCTTTCTCTCTGTTACCCCAACGTTTTTGCCAAGCATAAACGCTCATCTTACTGCCAATGGCCTCCATCCATGATAGAGGCACATCGATAGCCTTTTTATAATACCAACGTAGATCAGTAATTATATCAGGTATAGTTTTCATTATTTATTAGTTTTAAAGTCTCTAAACACAATAGGTTTAAATTTTTTTAAACCTTGATTATGTTTATTATAAACTTTGTCTATTATATCAAGCCATTCTTGACTGTTAGTAGCACCTTTAAATTTAGCAGAGAGCTTCTCCACTTTTTTAATAAAGTGTGTTCTATTAAATCCAACATGACTTATTGCAAATAAGATTGCGTAATAGAAAAAACTGTTTTTACATTTACTAGAATCTATTTCTGTTAGAATCTTGTTGATGTATTTCATAGTTTCTTCAGACTCAGTCTTGTCTGCAACTTTGAATAGACCGTCTTCAAAGTCTTTTTCTTGTGACCTTTCTCTTCTAAAAGAGTTATTTAAGATAGTAGTGGTTACAGAATATTTATTATTCAAACCATACTCTTCCATGAATGACTTGTAGTATACATAGTCTTCATTTCCCTTTTCTACAAACTTATGTAGAAAATTCTTACTAACCCAGTTAGCATTATCAGTATTTGCAATACTAATATCGTCTGCCTTGAGTTTTTCAGCCACAATAAAACGAATTGGTTTATTCAACTCGCTTCTTGCTAAATAACGGTGTTGCCCATCAAAGATAGGAAACTTTCCGTTTTTGTTTTTTGATAGACAAGTTATAGGTAATTCTTTCAAATCCCTTCTTCTAATCTTGTCTTTCAAACGATTAACATGGGAACGATTAACTTCACGATTGCCTTTGACCATATCAAAAAGATTGTAGTCTTTGGTTTCGTGGATGTCGCCCACACTGGTTACAGTGTTCATGCTTTCTCCTTTGTTTGTTTTTGCGTCACAGTTTGTGCAGGTCCTGACGTATCACCTGATTCTCCTTTGAAGAATTTCTTACAGTGTTCGGCAAACTTCTCATCATCTAATTGTTCAGCAAACATGTTTAGTATGGCCTTGTATGCACCACCTGTCTTATAATCGTCACTCACAGTTTTATCCTCAAATACACTTTTATCTTTAATTTTTATTTTATGTTTAATGGACATAGTGATTTATAATTTGTTTTAACTTATCTTTCTTCGTGATGGAATACGGAAAAAGTTCTTTTGCAACTTTAAACGCATCTCTATGACTACATCTCCAACGATACTGACCATAATTTTGATGTGAGTACGGTTTTCTATAATCTATGGAGCCACATTTAAATGTTCTATTTACAAAATTTATTGTTGGTTCATCAATCATATTTATCTCAATTCGTATACACCAGAACTTGTAGGCACGGGGCTTTCCTTTTCGATGTTCGGACCGCTGTCGATAAGTGACACAGCCTTCACCATCAAATAGACCAGCAAGATATGCCATGGTTTCACTTTGTAATGCCATACGTTATCCTAAATATTCCTTTTATAGGATCCCAATAATATTTATCAATCTTCTTTTCGAGTGTTCCGCAACTCGTCAAAGCAAATAGGATCAAACTTACGAGCCCAAATACTCTCATCTATTTCTCCTTCCGACCAACAGTTTAAACATTGTACTACGGTGTTCATATCTGTTTTAAGATAACCGTTGCCCTTACATTCAGGACATATTCTTCTACCTGTCGACATACGTTGGTTGATATTTAGGTAGCCCTTTAAAATCTTTTTCCTTAACCCACGTTCTCTCTTTCTTTTTTCTATACGTTGCTTTTGGTGGGACAGGATTTAATTTTTCTTTTAAAAGAATAATATTATTAACACCTCTTTTTATTCTATCTCTCTCATCAATAATATTCGCCTCTCTTTGTATAACTTTGTTTAGCATTCTACTTCTTACATACTCTGGGTTTCTTCCTGCTAATACACATACATAGTTGAAATCAATACCATGCCTAATCCAACTTAGAGATTCTAATGCTACTCTAGTGTCTGTGCAATAGAATGCATCATCAAATGCCTTAGCTAAAACTGCAACCCAAAGTTTTTGTTCTGGTTCTTTATTTCGTTCCATGGTTTGAGCTTCAAGCCATTTATTTCCCTGTCTTGTTCTCGAACTTGCCATTTAACTTCCTCACTTTCTCGTTTGCTATTTTCTCAATTGTCTTTGATATGGACAAAGTGACATCAGGATCTAAATTCTTAGACAATGTGTCCAATATCTTGTATGTTGCGTGTGATAACGAAACGTTTCTATATTTTGTTGTGTCTGTCATATGCTTTCCTTTTACAGAATATAGGATAATCAAGTAGGACTGTCAATGATTAAATACATTATGATGATAAAAGTTTGCGCTGCGGCTTACGGAGACTGCATGCCTGAGTTTCGCCACCCAGTTGTGTATAATGACTGGTATACCTGTGCTCAGGCTGGATTAAAAGAAGTTACAGAATTAATGCAAGCAGTGGGACCCGAAGTGGTCAACAGAGATAAGATAACCGTTTCGTTTGTATGTAAAGAATCTGATGAGACTTGACATTGTGTCAAGATTATGGCAAAAAGTAATTATCTTTTCTCACCTTTATACCTATCCCCTTTTTCCCTCGTTGGGATAGGTTCGTTTATTGTGGTTCTTCACCACCACATATATAGCCAATTACCTTCTTGCCTTCATATAAGTGATATTCTCGACTACTGAATAAAGTTCTTTTTTTATTTTCTTCTACTTTTACATTGGTATGAAACCAACTAGAACAAGAACTATTTATTTCAAATGTATCTAGTTTGATGTCACCACCAAAAGTTAAATACATAAGAGTGATCATTATGGGTTTCATTAACGCCCTTGGCCCCTATACTTCTTACGATGTGGTTTTCTTTTGTTTAATCTTTTAGTGTGTACACCTGGACGTTTTTTAGGAGTCCGTTTGTGATAATTACTTACGCCAAAGAGAGGTTTCCTTTTAGCCATGTTCTTCTTCGTCTGATAATATGCTTGATTTAAATTGAGTTTGTTCGTTAGCTATAACGTACTTGATAACACCATTTACTTTTTGTTCTAAATCAAAACCACAGTTAACACATCGGTAAAGGTGGGGTTCGAAAGATACAAGAAGAGTGTCCGTCTTACATTCGGGACAGTTTCCTGATACGATTTGAGATGTTAAATGTCCTATTCTAGCCATGGTGTGTACACCACTTTACCATCAACTCTTTGTGCACGCAATGACTGATTTCTATTTGAGTTGTTAGAATAGCTACAATGTATCCAGCCTGAAGTTGGTTCATTATCTTTGTAAAATTCTAAAATAAGTTGGTCAAACTCTAATTCGTTTTTGATCCATGATGCGAGCTCCCTGTTGTCTACGCCAGGTATCTCGAAGTCTGCTGCAGCCGCGCTGTCGTCTGCTACGTGTTGACTGTTTATACTGCTACCAATCTCTACACAAAGCTGGGCACAACGGAATCCTGATGATATAATTAATGGTTTATCAAAGTGTGAGCGAACCGGTTGCAGGATATTCACTGCTAAAGCTTTTAAGTTTTCAATTTGCGCAGGATTAGGATTATTATTAATACCTTTTCTCTCCGCAATCTGAGACTTCGTTAACTCATCAAGAGTTATATTAGCTGTAAGTTTCATTATTCTAATATTAACGCTTTTATAGACTTAGATCCATCTATATTTTCTTCTAATTCTGCTTTAGATTTAATACATTTATATTGTATATTTGCTTTTGGTAGTCGAGTAGCTTCTCTACGGTGCTTCAAACAAACAGACATTGAGGGTTGTATTCTGTGCTCTTTGATATCAGGTCCTACAAACATTAAAAGGGCTACAATTTCTGCGATCATCTTGTTACCTTACCTTTGTTTGGTCCATACTTAATTCTATACTTGTGTGTGCCTGTACCATTTATCTCTACTTCTTTTTTGAGATCTTTTACATAGCTCATTTGCTTTGCTTTTTTCTCTTGATCAGAGATATAATCTAAAATTTTTCTAGTGACTCTTTCCATTTGCTCTTACCTTATCTTTTAATATTTCTATATCTGTTAATGCTTTTTCCATTTGTTTTTGTAAGAATTGTATGTTGACTTTATTGTGCATCATATCTTCAATTCTTTTTTCTATTTTCTCGGTGGTCTTATAAAGATCCTCCAACAACATCAGCTGTTCCTGGTCCACAGGTTTTTGGTCTGAAGCCTTAAGTAAATCAGCCTGCATCAGCTCTCTTGATGTTTCTAATGATACTAACCTAGCCGTTAGTTCTGTGTATGCGAACACGCCCATTGCTACGAGAACGATGAGGCTAGCAACCGTCTTCATCGGCATTTGTACAGCTGCGGACTCAGAAATTTTTAACGCCATAAATTATTTATAAAAACCTTTGAAAATCCAGTTAACCCATTTATTCCATAGGTCCTTGATTTTATTCCATATTTTTTTAATCATGTTTTTTCTCCTCAATTTCGTAGAAGAACTTGTCAGTATCTTCTGTTTTCCATTGACTTGTATTTTCAACATTCCATTCAGATGTTTGCACTTTCCAATCTGGTACATTGTTTTTTACCGTAAACGATGGAATGTCCCAGATGCATCTATTGTTAGGTTGTGCTGCATAGTTCCCGTCATCGAGAGCTATGATATGAGCACATTTGTGCTCGTGCGGAATCTCTGAATGGTCCGTATCTAGAATATTACTTTCAGGATGAGCAAAGTCAACCGTAAATAAGTATTTACCATGGTGCCATTTCTTGTCTTTTCCTATGTATTTACCAGCTTGTGCTTCTAAAATATCCCAAGAATGCACAGCAGGATAATAACTGAAGCAATTCCATAACTGTAACTCATCAAGTCTACGTCTAGGAACTTCTTCTGACTTAAAGCCTCTTTGAATGAACGCAGATATCGGGAGACGATAGTAGACAGCTCCATTTTCCATAATACAATGAAAAAGGATGGCACGCCCCGTAATAGCCGAAAGACCAAAAATAATACAGTCTTCAACTTCGCCAACATGTTTCTTAAGGTCATATAGATACTCTCTTCTTATTTGAGCATATTCTGGTGGTATGTTTGCATTTAAATAAGCCATAATTAATTATCATTCTGCGCTACCCCAGCTCTTACCTTTTTTACAACTTACCTTGTTCTTGATAAGTAATGGAATAGCTTCCTCCATAGTTTGTTTTACTATATTAACTTCATTATCATCTTTTATAGAAATACACAACTCGTCGTGTATTTGTATATGAGGCAGAATACCTTTTTCGTATAAATCTACCATTGCCTTTTTTGTCATGTCTGCAGCAGACCCTTGTATTAATCTGTTTAAAGCTTTGTATGTAAAGGCTGGTTGATAATGAAACTCAAATTGATCCATAAAATTTGGCTCTGGGTTTTCCCACATTTGTCTATACTCTAATTCAAATCTTTCTTTTGCTTGTTGTTTTGTTAACAAGTCTACTTTATCATACCGCTGTAGGTCCGAGTTCCATGTTTTGTTCTTCGTTTCCCACTTGTTAAATCTACAGAACCTATCATATAGTGTGAATAACAATTCGTTTTCAGTAGCGAAAGACGATATCTCCTCTGATAATTTTTTAACAAACGGAACCCTGTGGTGGTATTCTTCAAACAATGTTTTAGCTTCACTGTCATTTAAGTTAAGTTCTTTTTTTAATTTAATTTTACCCATGCCATAAAAAAGACCCAAATTGATCGTCTTCGCTTGTCGTCTCTCTATTCCAGCCATGTCTGCTACAATCTTATGGAAGTCTGCATCTGTATCCTCATATAAATTTTTTAGTTCATCTAGTTTATCTTTAGTTTCTGGTGAAACAGACTCATGGTTTTTTAATATTTTTATGGCATAGTGAACGACTATTCTAGGTTCCTGTTGTGAGTAGTCAAAGCTACCCCACGTGTGACCCTCTTCTGGTAAGAACATCTCTCTCATCTTCTTACCAATAAAACCTCTTGCAGGTATCTGCTGTAAGTTTGGATTACTCATACTAAATCTACCGGTAACTGTACCGCCCTGGTCAGATCTAATTTGATTTATGTCTGCGTGTATTCTTCCTTTGTGTACAAAGTTTAGTAGTCCCTCTACAAAAGCATTTTTTGCTTTATCACACTCTCTAGCTTTAGCTATCATTCTTAAAAATCTATTCTTATGTGTAGTTAAATAATTTTTTGGTAACTGTGGCATACCAGACTTAGGAGTCTTTTTGTAATCTGTAATCTTTTGTTGATCTAATAAGTTTTTTATTGATGCTGCTGCCCAAATCTCTACACCAATACCTGTTCTTGCTTTTATAATTTTAATTAAATTATCTCTTCTTCTCTCTAGAAACTTACCAAACTTCTTTGCTTTTTGGGTATCAATTTTAACTCCTTTAAATTTCATGTCAACTAAACAAGGAAATAATTTTGTTTCTAAATCAAATATTTTTCTACATGTTTTTTCTTTTTGCTGATATAATACTTCGTCTAATTTTTTATCAAATATCTCCCACAGCTTGTAAGTTAATGTAACGTCTTGTTCTGCATAATCTTTTACAACAGAGTAAGGTAACTTATCCATATTACTTATGGGATCTTTTACACCATAAGTTGCTGCCTTTTCTTGTAGATCATATTTATATTTAGAATCTTTTAAATAATCTTTACTGATAGCATCTAAAGAATATCTCATTCTTGTTTCATCTAATACAGATGCTGCTATCATAGTATCTAATATTTTACCTTGAGGCATTTGTCCTGTGACCGCTCTTATCCAACATACGTCGTACATTGCATTATGAAAAACTTTTTTTATATTTTTATTTTGGAATATTTTTTGGTTGAGAAAGTTCCAGGTAAACTTCGGATCTAGGTTGCCTGTCATTGCATGTGCGATGGGAAAGTAGAAGGTCTGATTTTTTGTGGCCACCGCAATACCACAAACAAAACCCTCTCCTCTGATGGCCCCTGATCCGTGTTTCTTTAGCCCTGGATCGTAGGTCTCTAAGTCAATGGCTACTGTATCTACGCCCTTCAGATCTAACTCAATTAGCTCTGGTACAGTACACATTATTTATAGTCTCTCTCTATTATCATTTCTATATAATGTATGGCTTTCTCCAGATCCTCTTTTCCGTTCTTGTAAGGATGCCTACATATATATTTTATAGCATTCCCCTCCGCAAAAAGCAACTTGTTGTCGTTAATAAACTTGCTCGGCTGCACTTTAAAATTACTATAGTGAGATCCTGCAATTTGTTTTTTGTAAGGATCTTTAGATTTGACTGCCACGTCTTTCTCCTAGTTTATATTTATCAGATGATTGCACAGTCCAATAATCTATTCGACCTCGACTGTATGCTACAAATTTTAATCTTAGTTGTGTAAAGTATTCTTCGACCCTTGTTCTTGTTTCGTCCACTATTACATTATCAAACGTTGTTCCTTTTACTTCGTGTATGTTTCCATATTTCACTCTAACATCATTATCTAAATCAACACCTTTGTGCAGTGCGTTATCAATATATTTAATTCTTTCTGGGTCTACTTTAGTCCTTATCAAAGAAAAGTTTCTTTCATTTTTAACACTATCTTTTAAATAGTTTTTAGAGATGAGTTGGTCTACAGTATAGTCTTGTTTTACCCAGTCTTTAAATGGGTCTGTGTTCTTACCTTTACCTCTTACAACTACGATACTACCTATATAATCCCAAAAATCTTTTATCTGTTTAAGAGACATAGGTTCTCCTTCAATAAAATTATGCCATACTTTATGACACCTTAGTTCTTTGTTTGATACGTACGCTGTGCTTTTTATATGTGCAAATTGTATCCCATTAATTTTAAGAAACTGTCTTACTTTTGTATCTGTAGGATTACCACGATACGTAAATAGAAAGTTTTCTTTTGTTGTTTCTATCTTTTCTAAAAGTTTATCTAAGCCATAAGATGGTCTGTCCCAGCTAGGTATTTGATAAGCTTCACCTATAATGTTTTTTGTTGGTTTCCAAACTCTTGTATATCCATAGTGATCCCAAATAGGTTTTATAATTTCTTTACATTTTGTATTGATGGTTAGACCACAACGATAACCTTGTTCTAGTTGCTCTGCATCTTTAGATAACGTATGAAAATAATCTGCATCAGAACCTGCAAATTCAAATATAGTTTGGTCTGCATCACCTATCCAATAAACTTCTTTAGCGTGAGTTGATAATTTTTCTAAAACTATTCTTTGTGAAGCATTACTATCTTGAGCTTCATCTACAATTAAAACGTCTATCTCTGGGGCTTTTGCTTTGTCTATAAATCTTTGAATCATTTCATTGTAATCGGATAGTTTGTACTCTTCTAAATAATCGTAATAAGTTTTAGCCATATCTATTAAAACATCTTTCTTATAAGGTCTAAATGCTTCCGTATTGTTTTCAGTTTCTTCCCAATGATCTTCTAAACTACGAGCGTGGCCATGTGCTCCGTCTATAAATTTTAAGAAAGGGTGGTTCCTACTATCGATATCTCTACTAGTTATTCTCTTCGCTAGTTTAAAATCTCCATTTAATTCACAACATGCCTCATAGTCTGTGTATCCCCAGAGCTCTCTTCTATCTTGCATTCTTTGTTTACAATAAGAATGGATAGTGGATATTTTACCTTTAAACGATTTTTTCGTTAGTCCTCTCTCTTTAACTTCTTTTAAACTTAAAATATTATCTCTAATTTCATCTGCTGCCACATTAGTATGTGATAGTACAATGATGTTTGAGTGTGAGTATTTATTTAAAAGCTCTACATATTTTTTAGTTAGCCACATACTTGTTTTACCTGTACCTGGTGGACCTGATATAAACTTAGGAGTCATGTGTAATCTCCTTCACTTCCTCAGCCTCTCCTTCAAGAACGATATCTCTTTCGTCATATTTAAAGTTATTTATTCTCCAAGACACACAAGACCTGCCCTCATATTTTCCCTTTATTCTTCTAGCTTTTAGTATCTTTTGACAATCAATAACTAAATCTGTTCTATTTTTATATGCTTTCTTTCTTTCTAAAAAATCCTCAAAACCATTTAAACTAAATTCTAAATAGTTTTTTTCTATATTTTGAAAGGGACTACCGTGAGAAGCTAAAGCTTTTTTATCTTCATAGACTGTTTCTTCTAATAGGTATTGTCTAAACAGTTTTTTAAAACGATAAGAATCGTCTGCCTCTGCCACATAAAGTTCTGATTTTTTTCTTTCTTCAAACTTTCTTTTCATAATCTTTTCAAATTCAATAGGTTTCATTTTGGGTAACCAAACCTGAGCTTTACTTATTACAGCATCATAAAAGGCTTTTTGATTTAAAAGTGTTGGCCCATCTATTGTTACTTCTTTCTCTTGTAATATTCCATTGACTTTTGTTTTTATCTTGACGAAATATCTATCACTACCATACTCAATAATCTCTGTGACTGCTGCTGCACCCTCACTTGTTTCATGATTAACACCCACCCACCTAAAAAGATCTGCTATTGTCTTTTGTGAACAACTTACTATTTCTGCTAGTGTGGGTATTCCAAGTTTTCTTTGTGCTTTCTTAACACTTGTGCCTTTTGATTTTCTTTTTTCCGCTTCTTCATCATTAGATACAACAGCTATATTGTAAACAAAATCATTAATATCTTTTTCTGACCAATCTGTATGACTAGACAATACACCGGCAATAGCTGTGCAATATTGATCTCTCTTCCCTTGCCCCGCATATAAAATACTCAATGCCGTAGATAAAGCTACTTTACGTAAATCTTTGTTAAGATCTCTAGGGTATTGGTTTATTCCCGTAAATTTTTCCCATGCTACATATTCATTAGCTTTACTATGTTTTGATTTTGGCACAATGGTATAACATGTTGGGCCATTTCTTATTTCACAAAGAGTTCCTCCGTGCGGAAAATGTTTGTAATGACTTTCTAATTCTTTAGGTAACGCAAACTGTTTAAAATCTAGTTTACCTTTCCACCAATAATGACTTGTTGGATTGCTAGGTCTTCCTGATATAGCTCCACAGGATACAACATATTTATCTATAAATCTTTTTACTAAATCATTATCGATATCAAAATCCACATCATCATCTAGTCGTAAAGCTATTTCACAATGTGAATATTTCTGTTGCCACTCTTGCTCTGATATTTTAAAATTTGCATCACTCCAACTTTTAACAATCGGTGTGCCTTTTAAACAAGGGATAATAACCTTGTCTAGATTTATCCAATCTTTAAATGTATTAGGTGCTTGACTATCAACTTTGTCCATAACTTTCTTTTGTTGGGGGCGACTCCAGTCTCCCATTGT